CAGACGTTCCACCCGAACCGCCGCCGCCTCCTCCGCCAGCAATAACGAGATAATCCACGTCGCCCGCCCCCGATGTTATTTGAAAGGTGCCGCTGGAATTGAAGGTGTGAACTTTATAATCGCCATCGGTTGTGATCGTGCCGCCTGTGGCGGTAATGAATCCGGGACCACCGCCAGCACCAAAGCCTATGTATTGGCCATAAATCAATCGTCATTTCCTGCGTCAGTGGTGAAAAATATTTTACAACCAATAAGCCTCGCATCTTCGGCCATATCGTCGTTTCCATCTGATATATCACGGTAAATTCTGAAGAAACAAATATCGCCAACGGCGGGTGTTCCACCTATTGTGACCGCACTTGAGACGGCTGTTACCATGAGGTCTTCTGCCGCTCCTAGAGCGTCATCCGTGACAAGAACAGCCGACCCATAGGCAACATCAATCGTATCGTTATCGCTAACGGACACGGCTTGCAGACCCCACGCCACGCCATCCGTATCTGTTGCAGTAGTAGTCCAATACACCTGATATGTTATTGTCCCTTCATTCCAAGATTTGGGCATTGAGATTTGAAATTGCGCGTGTTCATCCGAACTCGCATCAAAATCAAGAACTTGCATATCAGGACGGCCTGCCGTTGTTTCCACGTCGGTGATGGCCGCACAGCCATTAGACGCCGTGGGACGCATCGCCGCTGCTGGAACCCAAATTGTCTCTTTACCAACACTTTTTACAACAGCAGTATTTATTGCCATAACACTGCCAGTTTTAGTCAAACCTGTTCCCGCTTGCATCTGGTTCAAACTTGTTCCTACCCAGTTATCAGGCGAGTTATTGTCACTAACGAAGAGTATCTGTGCATCCACATCAGTTAGCGTAATGTTGCTGGCCGATCCATTGAGAGTATCGCTACCACTGCGCTGAAAAATCAAACTGTTGGAAGCGTGAGTTTTCTGGAAGGTTAGCTTCGTTCCCTCGCTTGTCCCAATAGCTGGTAGTGTAACCGTGATTGAATTGCTCGATGTATCACAAAGGTAATATGTACCATCAGCAGATAATGCTGGAGACAATGTTGATCCCGTCTGATTCACAACAGTGGAATAAATTTGCCCAGAAGCGGCGGCAGTTGCACTCGAACTTGCGGCTGATGCAGAGGCAGCGGCTTTTGCGCTGTAGTGTTTAGCAGAATATTCACTTCCATTAACCTGGCTATCCTCAGCAGTTTGGGCCCAATCTTTGGCAGACCCACCTAGCGTCGATCCGGTCATCGATGAGCCTTGAGCCCAGTTCTTTGCAGATCGATCATTCGTGCTTGCGCCGTTTACCTGGTCAGTGTCTTGCGCCCATGATTTAGCCGAGCCACCGGTGGAGGCTTGTGTGCCCTGGGCATATTCTTTCGAAGAATAAGACGTGCCGTCAACCGTGCCAGACGTCTCAATCGCCCATTCTTTGGCAGCACCTTTCGAGGATGTATCCGTCACTCCGGTACCCCCGACCGCCCACGCCTTCGAACTGTAATCAGAACCCGAGGCAGCGCCGTCAACTTTTACGGCGTAATTTGACGCAGAAGTTACGTGGCCGCTCGCCGTCGAGGCGCTCGAGGCCGCTGCCGTGGCGCTAGATGCTGCTGCCGTGGCGCTGGCCGCACTGGCCGTAGCCGACGTCGCTGCTGCTGTTGCCTGATCTTCGTAATCATCGGTCGATACTGTAAGGACGCCGGAAGAATTAAAGATAAGAGCTTTATCTGCTCGAAGCGCCGATACAGGAAGACTTCCGCCGGATGTCTCACCCACCGGCACTTTAACAGCGCGCTCGGCCAGTCCTTTAAGATAGAGGAGCTGGCGCACGCGCTTGTCGTGCATTGGCTCAAGTGTATCTTTCGGAGAAACTGTTCCACCTCGAGGCAGTGACGTTGTCTGGGTGAAAGCCGGTTTTAGTTCTATCACCAATGTAGTGCCACTCGCCGGCGTGTAATCCGACGGTGATGTATCAACCACCAGGCTGCCCGCCGATCCCGTTCCTGCACCTGTCAGGGTGTATTGGGTGCCTTGGGTCCACGCCGTCTCAGCGCCCGTTGAATTCGTAACCAATGTGACAGTAATTTCATCGTTTGTTGAAAACGAAAAACTCGTTGAAAAAGTCGCAGTACTCCCGTCACCGGAATACGTAACTTTATTTGTTTCGCTCGAGACTGTCATGGCTCAAAACTCCTTAAACACAATATATAGCATGTATAGTTGAAATATACCACAACATATAGTATGTCGTGGGTTACTTATCCCCAGTTAGCAGCAGCCCTCGGCCGTACTCGATAACATTCTCGGGGGGATTCTTTAAATCGCCTTCTGCTTCCTTGATTGCATAGTCAACGGATCGGATAAGCTGGTTCACACCAGGGGCTCCGGTCGCGTAGGCGATAACTCTGATTAGATTTTTGACCTCTGGGCCGAACGCATCCGGCATTTCACCTTCAGCGAACTGATCAAAGAGCTCATAAATATCTTTGCCTAAATTTCCGATCATTTTTCCAAATGAGTTAACCGGCGTGATTGAGAAATCAAAACCAGATGTCAGCGCAGATCCTATATCGCGAATTCCAACGAGCTGGCCCGTCGTGTAGTTGAGAAGCTGAATTAAACCCCATTTCGCCCAGGCGACCTCTGCACCATCTTCGGCAATATCGTCATCGTCGGGCCAGGCTTGGAGGACAAGTCCACTGATGATCGCCGGTATAATCGATAATATCATTGTTTGAGCGACAAAATGTGCCGACCCTTTTACCGCGCCCATCTGCTTTGCCTGAGCCCAGGCTTCAGCTTCCATATTATAGGTGGTGTTAAAATAACCATAGAACATAGTCATCAATTTCATTAACTCTGAGCTTTGCTGAACCATTGATAAATTCTGAGCGCCACCTGAGCCCTGGGTCAACCGGACGACACTATCAGCGTATTTTATGGCTGCTGCCTGATCATTAGCCTCTATTCCGTCAACGTCCCCCGCCATCGCTTTCGCTTCTGCGGCTATCCAGGTTGGGTACGCCACCGAGACGACATCCGTGAAGACCATCGGTTTATAGCCGACCTCCCTGACCTTATCCGAGAACTTGCGGCGATCTATTTTATTGACCATATCGTCGATCTCACGGGTCAGCATCGAGGCCCGCTTGGCCATATACGGCGATTTCTGATTAATTTCTCTAATTTTTTCTGGCATCCTCGTCGGGTTCATCCAGAATTCGGCACAGCCTTGCATTGTACGGATCGTTCCGAGACGCGCCATTGTCTGAGTTAAACCCATTGGCTGTGTGAGAATAGTCCGCAGATTCCAGCCCATGAGGGCGGTTGTAATATTGACGCGACTATTTCTCAAAATAGATTTGTCTACCCAGGAATTACTGCCCGCCATATTACCGGCGGCAACTTTAACGAGGATCTCTTCGACCGCTTTTAGATAAGTCGCCCCCATAACATCTTTAATAGCGTCGCGCACCGCTGGCTGCGCAATAACGTCCGCTGCCTGTGTGATCGCATCCCGGTAACTTATGTCCTGGGTAACCTCATCCATATGCCGCATTAAGGTGCCGATATCAAGCCTGACCGGGCGACCCCCCGAGCCGACACGATTGATTGTAAACCCGTGGCTGGTGTGAGCTCTCGAAAACCCGCCGGACTTAACTTTATCCATGACGCTCTGCTCGTTCTCGCGCTGGGCGCGATCATCCCCCAGGTCATCGTATTTGAGAGGATAATATCCCCCTGTCATCGTTCGTCCGTTAACCTCAAAACTTGCCGCCTCAACTTTAGCCGGCGATACGCCGGTATGTTTCATTTCGAGCGCGGATATATCACTCCAGAAGGCATCGGCAATCCCCCATATCTTGGTCACAACATCAAGATCAACGTCGGTTAGGGTCTCTAAGATCTCCTGGATAGCCTCTTCGTTCCAGGCGTCCCCGAAACGATCGATCATCATACCGTCATCGAGGATCGCTTCCCTGGAGCTCTCGTTGCCCCAGTTAACCGCGATCATCAGCCGCTGCTCATGGGTCAGGCGCTTCCCGCCCAGGGCTTCTATTGCAACGGCGGATTTCTCCGTGGAAAAGTTATGACGTTGCGTTTTGGTAAATTTATCGAATAAATCTTCAAAATTTGCGACCAGGTTTTCAACCATGATCGTTTTGCTGTTCTGGGCTTCGGCCAACCCGTCAAAAATGGCGGTCCACATCGGCCCCTGCTCCTCAAAGCCATCGAGCTGGCGCAACATACTTTCAAGTTTTCTGTGTGCGGCAAAAAATCCATAACTTTTTGCGATTTTCTCCTGCTCTTGGCGCGTTGGACGAGCAAGGTCGCTTTTCTTTTCACGGCGCGATTTTGTCTTCGAGCGTATGTTAAAGGCAAGATTTTCAGCGCGGGCTTTTCTTTCTTCCTTGGCTTCTGAGCTGTTAACCCGTCCTCGTTTCTCCAGGTTCTTAACCATATCCCTGAGCGCTTTAAGCTCTGGCATGGTCATCTGACGCCAGTGCTTAACCTTAAAAG